TTTTAACCAATCAAAGTCGTTTATCTTTAATAACTCGCTAGGTGCATTTTGCCAAAATAAACCAAAATATTTTCCTGCAATTGCCCCTAGGTAGGCATGAGCACCATACGGCACCGATTCATTTAATGTACACCATACATCTAATCGTTGTTGTGTTTCTATATCGTCTTGACGATCAATAGTTTTACTTGCCAACTTGCAACATTCTCTAAATGCTGATTTCCACGTATTAAATGGATCTGTGTTGAATGCTGTAATGTTTGAAACTTCTGGCATTGCCTTAAACAATGAACTAATACTAGTAGTCATATCTGGCTTTGACGTGTCCATATTCTGAGTTAACCTCTTAGGTAACAACTTAACTCCGCCATAACCATATTCTAAATTATTAATAGGATTACGACTTCGCCATACATGTACACATTCCAGATCATATTTGCTAACTTCATGATCAAAATTAAATGTGTCTAATATTTCGGCGTCAGCATCTACTACCCAAAACATTTTTGTAAATGCCTTTTTGGCAGCAGCAATGTGTGCTTGATGTATACCTTTGATTCCGTGGACTCTATGTGCGTAAGGAAATCTTGCTTTTAACTTTTCAAAGTTAGCATCTGCATTTGGTTCGTTATAACTGATAAAAATGATATCGTACATTATTGTCTAAAATAAGTTAGTCCTAGATTTATTGTTTCGTCATATAAATCTAAAATATATTTGCTCTGTTGTGCATCGAAGTTAGGCCAATCCAATCCTAACTTATATTTTATTTCATTACCATAATAGCTTGTTCTTTCAAGAACAGCGTCTTTATTATTTTCGATAGATTTAACTTCGTCGTTATAGATGTTTCTTAAAATTTCAAAATCTCTAACATCAACATAGTTCCAATCTGTACAATTAGTCATCCAGGTGCCCATACGAGCCCCTAGCACAGCATAGATTCCATTTATCTCGTGAGCCCCTACTGTTGACCACATACGAAGTCTATGTATATTGTGCCACCAAATATGATCTTGTAATTCCATAGCAGGAACCTTAACACCGTCTTTGAGAGTCATCTTAACACCTTCACGGAATCCTGCTCGCCATGCTTGGAATGGTGATCCGGTTATAATGCTGTCACTGTAAACTACAGGAAAGTTTCTATACCCATCTTCCCAACAAAAATCTACTTGGGCTCGATCACTTTCGCTGGCTTCGTGTGTTTTCATATTAAGAATAAAATCTTTTTTCCAGATTTTAATTCCGCCATTGCCGTATCTAAGTCCATTGATTTTATTTCTTCCGCACCAGCCATATACCTGTATCTTTGGATCTGACATATCAAGATCTAAATCAAAGAATTTAGGATCTACAATATTATCAGCATCAACGGTTATCAACCAATCAGTGTCACTTAGATTTGCAGCAGCTTTATGTGCATGATCGCTACCTTTGACTCCGTGTACACGTTTAGCCCACGGTGCTTTATCGCATAAATCTGCGTAATTTATATCAGCATTTGGTTCATCATAGCTAATAAAAATAATATCAAACTCTACTATTTTCATTTAATCTCCATTACATAATTTTTAAACAGGCGTCTAGTGTATACACTAAATTTCGTAGGCAGTTCTAAATTTTTAAGTACGAATTTCTTTCCTACAAGATCTGATATTTTTATAGAAAACGGTTTGTACAAAGAATTAGGATCATTATAATCTGTAATTAAAAAATTCATTTCTGTATTTCCAGACCAGTTAATTTTTTTCTTTTTCACTGGTTGAAATTTTTTAGCTAGTTTTTTTGTACCGCCGTATTCTTCGGTTAATTCTATTGTTAATGAATTTTTCTTATAGGTTAAAAACACATTGGGCTTATCAACATCAGCATGTTCAATTTCAATTATTCGATGTAGAACATCGTCAATTCTGTATAGTGATCTAGTCTCGGAAATTACATAGCCCTCGCCTGTGATATCCACAGAACAAGAATGAAGATTTATTCTACCTTCGATAATAAGTTCAGCAACTTCTTGATCCATAGGAATCTTATGCTCTTCATTTTCAAATGCCGCTTTAGGACCAACTGCGATTATCGCTCCTGTTGTGGGATTAAATGCCGCAAAAAATTCTACAGGAAATAAAATTATTTCTTCCATGCTATTTCCTCTAGTATGTTAATTACTTCTTGTGTAATTTTATCTTTTTCTACATAATGAACTATATTATGTTGTTGATAATTTCCTATTTTTATCTGTCCTTTTCTATTGAGATAAAAACCTATATGATCACTCCATACATCGGCAGGCCATGGAAAATCCTGTATCATCCCTTTCATATGGACTACTTTTGGAAAATCTAATTCATAGGATATATCATCAGATATATCTAAAATTTTAGCTGCTAATGCGAATGCCTCATCAGTGCCTACTACTCGAGGTTTTAATTCAGTTAAAAATAAATTTGAAAATTCTACAGGATTTTTAATAATGTATCTAGCTAATGTAAAAAACTCCTTGGCTACCACACTGTCTTTTTTAAAGAATGTATAGAAACTGTAAAGGTTGGGTAATTTATTTTTTGTAAATGTTTTTCGATAATAATCATCGGTTACCAAATCTCCTCTATAAGTGTATGCGCTATTGGCAATATATAATTCTGAGTTTTCTATAAAATATTCAATCCAATGACTATAATCTCTAGTAAACAGCATATCAGAATCTAAACAAACTGTATGTTCAAAAGGGCTATAAACATCCATCCAAGATCTAGCATCCCATCCTTGGAATTTATCTATCTCGATTACTTGATCAAAGACCCAAGAAGATTTTAATTTTTTCACAGCCATAACATCGTCTGTCATTAGGCACACTTTGTCGTAGCCCTCTTTCTGAGTATTCTTGATACTAAGTGCTAAGGCATAGGCTAGATTAAGATAGTCTATCTTATCATTTGTCGAAACAAAAATCAAATAACCAAAATTCATGTTAATCTCATCAACTCTTCTGAATGTCTTATAATGCTTTGCTTGTTCATTATGTGTATATCGGTGTCCTTGATTGCTGCCGCGTAATAATTTTTATCACTATTAGGACTTACTAATATTGTTAATTTTCCAGTATCATCTACAGAATGTAGAATGTCTTTGTCTGTTATTGTTAATATCGGAGGAAGACTTTCGTTGGTGTTTGTTTCGAATCCATCTAATATATGTTTGGCAACGCTGAATGAAATGTCATTCCTATATTGTGTTGTATCAAATCTAAATAGATCTGAATAATATTGATAATTCTGTCTTATGATATTAACAAGTTCAAAAAATAATTTGCTGTAATTTGATTTTCTAAACATCACAGTTGTTGCCCAGTACAAATGAACGCTGGTATCTGAAATATATCTGTCATGATAACCTAGCCTTTTTTGATCATAGATATCTAACATACTCTTGCCAATCATCACATCGGCATCAACATCCCAATAATGATTTAGTTTGTTGGAAAAAATTAAATAATCGCTGTCTAACAACAGCGTTTGATCATAAGGAGTTAAATCGTAGACATTGGATCGGTTAGCATTAACAAAAGGCATGTTTTTAAAATGCACCCCATCGTGTAACCTTCTCATGTTATCTGTTACAGGACGATCAACTTCGACAATTTTATCAAAAGTCGAAACTAATAGGTCATAGCTGTTTGATGATTTAGTCCATTCTAGTGTAGAGGGATCTGTTACCAAGGATACAGGAATTCCTAGATGTTTTTTAGCCAGTCTAGCAGATAATATCGACATATATGCATAATCGATATCTCTATTATTATGTGCAAATATCAGTGCGCCGCGAGTCATAGATCCAATAATTTTTCTACACTGCGACTTTTTTTAAGTTCTTGGAATTCTTGATAATATTCCAATGTAGTATCGTAGTATCTATCAATTATCTCATCTCTAAACTTTTCTAGATCCTCAATCATAATTGGATTTTCGTTGTCGTCGATCAATGGCACGTTTTCTGTTCGGCCTTGATCGACGAACATTTGAACAAACGCAATTAACGATCTATCAATTTTAAAAATCCCACCATTTTGTCCAATGGTTAATTTGGCGTCTATTTTTTCTTTAAGGAGTCGACGCTGGACCGAAAAAGTCTGTCGATAGTTTGAAAATTCTAGAGCTTGTTTAAATTGCTCATCCATAATGATCCCCTGATTAAAGTAGCAGTTTATTTATTGTGCTAGATAATCAGGGGAAAAATTAAGTTGTTGGGGATTGGGTTATTTGAATTGTGGGTGTTGTTACTTGGAAGTTCCCAGAACCAGAAGGTGACAATGTGCCAAATGCTTCTAATATAGAAACATCTACTCGTAATGTTCCATCGACTCCTTCAGTGGCACTACCGAGACCTGTGTGTACGTCGTTCCATTCTACTTGGAATTCGATACTGGCTGCTGTGCCTGCAGAGTTGTCCGAAACGCCGGGTGTTCTGGCATAGATTTTGTAAGTGTTAGTTGAATAGGGATTTGATGATGTGCCAGTAAACCATGCTTGTAATCCATTGTTTAATCTATAAAAGTTTCCACCGGTCAGTACGCCAGTGTCAGCGGTTGGTTTATTTCCTCCAAATGCCTGTGTGCCTATACCATTTAACATCGTGGTCCAACTGGTGTTTTGAGCAGCAATCGCTCCCACTGTTGTTCCTCCGGTACGTGATGATGTGAATCTAATTTCACCACCGCTGTTAAAGAAATATCTAGCAGAAGCAGCATTTGCCCAATAGACATTGAACAACGCATAGGTTCGACCAGTCCATGTTGCACCGAGCCCACCAGGCCATGATGTTTCGGTGTACCAATTGCCGCCTCCGGCTGGGAATGTACGAACTATGGATTGGCTTGATGCAATGGCAAATTTTTGTGTTAAGATCACATCTGCCCAGGTAGCATATTGTCTATACGGTGCTGTAGCAGTATTGGCTTTTACTGTGTCTCCTACATTAATGTTTACTAATGCTGTAGGTACAGTCCCAACCTGATGATTGTAAGCATTAATGATATCATATTTTAATGCAGTCCAATCACTTACTGCTACTCTGTTACTGGTTGTTATTTGGCTGCTGAAAACTGTTTGACCGTAGCCGCTGCTGGCCGAGCCCGTGCCTAATACTCCAGCTACTTTGCTTTGTATATCATTGTAATCGGTGATCTGTATAGTTTTAGAAACCCATGTGCCTGTACAGGTTCCAGATCCTTGGGAAGCTGTTCCGAGATCAGTTGCTAATGTTAAACTTGTTGCCGGCATTACTGTACCGGTTCCTGTTCCAACGGCGGTAGCTGTAAATGTTTGACCGGTAGTGACCGTGAATCCTTCTGGTAGAACATAACCTGTGCCAACACCTAGAGAAATTAATGCGGTAAAAGTGCTGCCTACAGAATATGTAACTCCTGTAGTACCTGCAATACTATTCCAATTTAATTGTGTTGTTGTACCAAGGCTCTTAATAGTATATTTTTCACCGACTGTGAGTGCTAGAACAGATACCCAGCCTAAACCAGCATCGGTATAATCTGTGGTTCCTAATGTTATAATCGTATATTTCTGTCCCGCTACCATTGCCGTGGCATTGATAAACCCACTACCGGTTGCTGTAAAGGTTACTCCAAC